TATTTTACGAAAACTACAGGGAAAGAAATTTATCATGAAAGGAAAAACAGTTACAGAAGAATCTAATTATTTTGATTTACAACCTGAATCATTGGAAGTAATTGATTTCCATAATCCTTTAAGTTTAGTAAATTGTGACATAATAGCCTATGTATATAGCCTAATTCGGTGCAAAAATATATTTGATGTTATTGCATGTAGTTGGTTGTATTTACGAACGAAAGACCAAGTCTCTAAGCATTTGAAAGAGTATATGGAATCATGTATTGATCATTTTGTTACAGCCTACAATGCTAAAATCAATGAAGAACTTGTAGCCGAGTCTAAATATACTTTTAAAGATATTTCTGAACATTATGCCCTTTTTCGCAACAGTGAAATAGTAACACAAATTATGAATGTTTTTAATAGTGTAATAGCTGCTACTGTGTTTATGGGATATAAAGAAAAACCAGATTTCAATTTTTATAAAAAGTTTAGTAAACAACATACAACCACTGTTTACCATCCAGATTTCATTATGACTCTTGTTAATTCAGCTATTTCTATAATGGAAAAACTTTCGTTAACCATTCAACATAGGGACATAAACTATCTCTATCATACAGGAGATAATTATTCCAAGTGGTACGAACGATCAGTTTTGATTCGTGAACAATTTGGAATGTTACACAATCCGGAAGCTTTTGGATTTACTGAGAGTCAATTTCTAGTAAATCTTGAAGTCCTTATTAGGGATGGTGATATAATTGCTCAATCAATGAAGAGGTTACGTAATCCTGAGTTCTTCAGAGTTCTGAATTATGTTTCGACTTTCAAAACTATGTTGACGGAGTGTAAAACTCATGTAATTGCAACGAAGCCGAGAGACATGCCATTTTGTGCATTAGTATTTGGTAATTCTAGTATTGGCAAATCTTCAATTATTGCTATGTTATTTAGATATCATGCTGCTGCAGCTAATTTACCATATGGACCTGAGTTTAGATACGATCTTAATGCAGCAAATAAACATATGGATAATTATAAACCTAGTATGTGGTGCGTACATGTAGATGACATGGGTAATATTAACCCAGAAGCAAAAATGGAGGATTATTCGATGCAATATTTGTTTGGAATAGCTGGTATTACTCCTTATAATACTATTCAAGCAGACTTGCAGGATAAAGGGAAAGCACCAATGAGGTGTAGACAAGTTTTAGCTTCCACTAATGTGAAACATTTAAATTTTAGGCATTATTTTTCTTTCCCCGCTGCCGCTGCCAGGAGGTTACCAATTATAATAACTCCTTTATTAAAAGAGGAGTTTGATAAGGATGGTAAGTTGGATACGGT